CTTATATAATCGAACTAAGTGAGCAACACAGAAAGATTATACAATGAATATTAACAGTATACTGAATGATATATCACTATCTAATGGTGAAACTAAACGTATGACATGTCCTAAATGTAATGGGCGTAATACGTTTACAATCACTAACAATATGGGATCAATTATTTGGAACTGTTACAAGGCTGGGTGTGGTACGTCAGGTGGTACACGTACTCAGCTATCTGCTGATGACATACGTAAGAGCTTAGGTTCTGTTGCAGAAGAGACACACGCTGTATCTTTTTCCAAGCCAGACTATTTGGTGCGGGATCACTTAAAGATACGTGACTTCTGTGACAAGTGGGATCTTGACCCCAAGGTATTGGGTCTTATGTATGATGTAAAAGAACATCGTGTAGTGTTCCCTGTTATACACGATGGAGTAATGGTCGATGCTACAGGCAGATCGTTGGGCATCCGTATTCCTAAGTGGAAACGCTATGGAAAAAACAGATTGCCCTACGCTCATGGATGTGGTAAAACGGCTGTAGTGGTTGAGGACTGCGTAAGTGCAGCGGCTATTGGTAGTGATGTATTTGTCGGGGTGGCAGTGTTGGGTACATCATTAACTGACGCACACAAGACGTACTTGTCGCAGTTCTCAACTATTATTATTGCGCTTGACCCTGACGCATTACCTAAGACACTGCAATTCGCAAGAGAGTTACGTGGCTACGTATCCACGATAAAAGTTTTACGTATCAATGACGATCTAAAGTATCGTGACCCCACAGACATACTAAGTCTGACAACACTAGGAGATAATGTATAATGGAACTATCACTCATCCGCAGTCTTATGGACAAGGAATTTTACGACGAGCATCGAGGTGCACGTTGTCCTGATCGCTTGTTCAGTAAAGACGTTCAGAAGATCAAGCAGTCTATCGACAAGGCTATGTCAACCTACGAGCGTAGCGTCACTCCTGCTGAAATCGAAGCCTTGTTCATGGCTAACAACCCTACACTTACTACAGCACAGAAACAGGCGTACTCTGCCTTGTTCTACAAGGTAGCCAAAGAAGTACCTATGGGCAGTGACATAGCACAAGAGGTGCTATCTAAGTTATTTCAACAGGTAATTGGTGAGGACATTGCCAATCTTGGCTTTGATTATGTCAACGGTAGCAAGTCTACGTTGGAGCCATTACGCCTTATGCTTGAGCAGTACGGCGATGACTTCACGCCTAACCTCAAGGTGGAGTGGGAAGACATTGACCTTGACACTATCCTTGCACTCAATGACCTTGAGACACGTTGGACGTTCAACATCCCAACCCTTACACGTAAGGTTGAGGGCATCAATGCTGGTCACTTGGTAGAGGTAGGGGCGCGCCCTAACACAGGTAAGACATCCTTCCATGCCTCACTTGTAGCTGGGCCTAATGGCTTCTGTGCACAGGGCGCACGTGTCGTTATCATGTGTAATGAAGAAGGCTATCATCGTGTAGTACACCGCTACATTACAGCATGTACTGGCATGGACAAGTATGAGGTAGCTAAGAACAGAGACAAGGCTCTAGCTATGTTCAACAAGATACGTCCACAGTTGATGTTCAAGGATGCAACAGGACGTGACATGAACTGGGTCGAGTCTGTGTGCAAGTCATACAAGCCTGACATAGTTATACTAGACATGGGTGACAAGTTTGCTCGCACTGCTGGCTTCTCACGTCCTGACGAAGCACTCAAAGCTAACGCTATTCATGCAAGGCAGATTGCCAAGCAGCAAGAGTGTGCCATGTTCTACATGTCTCAGCTATCTGCTGATGCAGAGGGTAAGGTTGTACTCAACCAAGCTATGATGGAAGGCTCACGTACAGGTAAGGCAGCGGAAGCTGACCTCATGCTGATGATCTCTAAGAACCCTACAGTTGAAGGGCAAGAGGAAGAAGATAACCAACGCCACATCAATGTGGTAAAGAACAAATTGTCAGGGTGGCATGGTATTGTGCACACTGATTTGGAATACAAGATAGGAAGGTACGTAGCATGAACAACTATTTGTATACAAGCATTGGGCTTGTGGTATTTTACATTGGCCTCAAGATGTTTAGCGGCGGTATGAAAAGCATGGGTAACATAGATCACTTGCAGTGGTTCTTGGGCAATCCTATCTACATGTTCTTTGGGGCAATCGTTATGACACTGGCATGGCAGAGTAGTAGTCTTAGCACTACAGCTATCATCGCCTTGGTTGCATCAGGTGTGCTACCCTTACCTTCTGCTGTGGCTGCTGTGCTTGGGGCTAACATAGGTACTACAGGTACGATCTGGTTGGCTGGTCTGTTAGTGTCTGACGGTATGCCAAGAGGAGACACCTTGCGTATTGCACTGATACACACTGGTGTTAATCTTTTGATGGCACTAAGTCTATTGCCATTCGTAAACCACATAGCTAAGTTTGTGGGGAGAGTAGGATGATAGGAGAAGCATTGACAGCACTTATGATACTGTTATTTCTTATCTGCGGTATAGTATATATAATAATTAGCGAGGTAAATAAATGATACAAACATTTTACATAGACCACATGGGTACAGACTTATCTGTGGCTAATGCGGCAAGAGTAAGTTTTGGTAAGCGTAGCGAGATGGATACGAGTGACGTATGGGGGCCACCTAAGTTGAAAGACAAGGATGCCAAGCTCATACGTTACCTCGCCAAGCACAAGCACATCAGCCCCTTTGGGCACTGCTTTGCCAGCTTCCACGTTAAGGCACCTGTGTTTGTGGCACGTCAGCTAGTCAAGCATAAGTTCCTACGGTGGAATGAGATCAGCCGTAGGTATGTTGACCATGAGCCTGAGTTCTATCAGCCAACAGAGTGGCGTGGACGTAGCGTAGATGCTAAACAGGGTAGTGAAGGGGTCACTTATCCTGATCCTGACATCATAAATTTTTACAACCACACTACACTACGCAGTTACAACGAGTTATTAGAACATGGTGTGTGTCCAGAGCAAGCACGTATGGTACTGCCTCAGAGCATGGTCACTGAGTGGTACTGGTCAGGTAGCTTAGATGCATTTGCTGACATGTGCAACCTGCGTTGTAAGCCTGACACACAGTACGAGACACAGGTTGTGGCTGGTCACATTGACACAGAGATGGCTAAGTTGTTCCCTGTATCATGGAAAGCATTAAGGGAGAATGAATGATGAGAGGTAACATTAACGGTGCAATCAAGGCGTCAGCTATTGTAGCTTTACTGATCGCTGCACCACCAGTACTGATAGCTATGACGTATGACGAGTATCCAAAGTATTGTAAGCTATCAATCTTGCTACCATGTATAGGAGTAAACAATGAGTAAAATAAAAGTAACAGACATAGAAGAACACGAGGACGGTAGTGCTACACTACAAGTAGAGTGTGACCCTGAGACATTCATGGCTATCTTTGACGTAGGGTTTGTAACATTAGTAAAGAGAGGTCTGGAAGATGAGAAGTGGCAGACTTGTTTAACTTGCGGTGGCCCAGCGCAGAATAGTACTTGTGGTTTTTGTTTAGAGGAAGCGGGTAGATGATTAGACCTATGACACAAGAGGAAAGAGAACGTGCAACAGAAAGGAGACTTAGTAATATGACTACAGCAAAATCAATATGTGAGATACGCCTACACAATGCAATGGTACGTAACGAGTTGACACTAGAAGAGTGCATAAATGCCATAGATTCCTTTGCGGAAGATAAAAAGTTTCACGAGCATCTTGACAAGGTATACAAGAATGGAATAGAAGATGATTGGGATACATGGCATGATGGCAATATAACTTAGGAGATAATATGATACTGACCCTCGACGTAGAAAACACAACAGTAAAACGTAACAAGAAACTACACCTAGATCCATTTGAACCAGAGAACTCTTTGGTTATGGTGGGTATGCTAGGTACTGACGGCACTACAGATGTAATTACATTTGATCATGCAGACGTAGAGCCTACACCTGATGGGCACAAGATGGTACAAGATACTCTTGACCTTACTACATTGCTCATTGCTCACAACGCTACACACGATCTAGTATGGTTGTGGGAGTCAGGCTTCACCTATGATGGGCCTGTCTACGACACCATGCTGGGTGAGTATGTACTGCAGCGTGGACAGAAAGAACCCCTGTCACTTGAGGCATGTGCTGAACGCCATGAGCTTGAGACACAGAAGCAGGACAGCCTCAAGGCGTGGCTCAAGGATGGTAACTCAGTACGTGAGATGCCACACGACGAACTATCTTCGTACCTAATCTCTGACCTTCAGGCTACATATCAGTTGTATCAGAACCAGAGTGCACGTTACGAAGATGCTATGGGTCTTATACCCACACTCAAGCTGACGCAACAGCTTGTCGTACACCTTGCCCGTATCTATCAGCGGGGCTTCAAGGTTGACATGGAAGAGTTGTACAGGGTTAAGGATGACTTTGAGCGTGAGCGTAATGAGCTACTGTTTGCCTTGGAAGAACAGGCCAGTGACCTCATGGGTGACAGACCTGTCAACGTCAACAGCACAGAGCAGTTGTCTATGGTTATCTACAGCCGCAAGCCATACGACAAGAAGGTTTGGGCAGATCTATTTGATGAGCGTATGCCTGACTCTGAGTACAGATCCACTGTATCGCAGCACTCAGAGAAACTATTCAAACAGAAAGCACATCAATGCAGAGATTGCTATGGTACAGGACAAGTACGAAAGGTAAAGAAAGATGGAACTCCATTCGCTAGAACTAATAGATGTACTAATTGTGACGCTACTGGCTTTATATACACTGATACCAATACTGTTGCTGGACTGAGGTTCGTAGCACCTACAGCTAAGTGGATCAGTAACGCTGGCTGGGGCACTAGCAAAGACAACCTCGTGCACCTTGAGGGTGTGGCTAGATC